TGTTTTTTCGTTTGGAGCTTCCATTATTTAAGCATTTCCTCTCTAACGGTTTCCCACACGAACGGCAACATTTCTGGCAATCCATATCTATTTTTTGCCAAGAAAGCTGTGGTCTCCTTCGTATAAATCACACGATCGCCACTCACAGCTTTGGTTGTCATAGTGCCACCTTTACCTTTTACTTGCACCGTGCCAAGTTTGAAGTTTGCAAAAAAACAGCAATCACTATGCTCAAGAATTAAATCCGCAGCTTTTCTATGCAGTTTTAATTCGTGTCTATCAAAAGCTTCTATTTCTGGTGATTCAAAACGCTTAATCTGATTGTGTGCTATCTGCATTATGGTAAAGCCTTTTTCTCTTAATTCATTTAAAGAGTTTATATATATACGCCAATATTTAAGAGTCTCAACATAACCTTTACCATAACCAGGTTGCTCTATGGATTTCCAATTATTGTCTTGACAAGCTTTATCCCAAACCAAAGGTTCTAGCCAATCCAAACTATCAATTACTAGCGTTTTGTAGTTATTTTCGTTATTAATTAAAGACTGTAAATTTTCCATTACATCTTCAAAACTCTTTGCCAACGGAAAATGTGGAACTTCAATTTTACCTAATCCATCTTCCGTACAAATAAAAATAGGTTTATTCATACTTGCTGCAAAAGAAGTTTTTCCAACGCCACTAGATCCAAATAGCACTATCCTGGGAGGTTTAAGCTTAGTTTTCATTCTAATATTACTTAGGCTCATCTTTAGCTCCCTCGGTTTCTATGATGGTGACAGAATCATCTTCTAACATGGTTTGTAGTTCTTTGACCAATTTTTGCTGATGGTCTTGAGCCATAGCTGATTTATTATTAAAGTCATTGACTTGTTGCGCAGCAAATTTAGCCATGTTCAAGATTTTTAATGAGTCTTCATCAAAATCTGCTTCAAAATAATCTTTGCCATCTAAGGTTAGCAAAGGCTCTTGTTTTACTTCATCAGACATTTTATCCTCCTGTGTTGTGTTTATAAGTTTGACAAATTTTTTTGGCAGGACAAAAACGACAATGTTCTTTGCCATACACAAAAACTGGTTCTTCTGCTTCACATAGATCCAAAGCAGGTTTGAGTACATCAAAACCCCAATCTACTAAATTTTCTGCGGTAGTCTCCCAACTCCTAATAGGGTTTTTAGCTCTTGGTTGCACTATAGTTAAAATTACTTTCATGTTTTCATTGCCGTATCTTGATAAAGCACCAAGACCATAAATAGACATCTGTAAATTTTTTTCTGGACTAACAGGATAAACACCTGTTTTTAAATCTACTATCTCAATTAGTTCTGCGGTAAATAAAATCACATCTGCTGTACCCCAGCACTCAGGATTTATTTCTTCTAACGTAACTTGTTCTTCGACCAACGCTTTTACGCCTAATTCTTTTTCTCTTTGTTCAATGTATGCTACATAAACTTTTGCACAATCAACGTGATCTTGTTTAACTTCAAGTTCAACTTCTTCGACTACCTCTTTTTTACCCAACCAATAATCTTCTAACGAAACACCATCTAAATGACCTTTCATCAACATTTCTGCCATGTTGTGTATCATAGTTCCTGTAAGGGCAGCTAAACCCACAGGCTCTCTTTCAACATTCTGAGAAAGTTTTATAGAGCCAGGACAGGCAAAATATCTTTCGGCACTGCTTGGGCTATATTTGGCGTGTTTAGATGGCATTGTTAAATACTTTGGCTTGATCTTCGTAAGCAATTATTTCTTCTAAATCGTAAAGCACTTTGCCATCAACTTTTAAATAGTTAGGCCCTTGTTTTTTACCCCTTTGGTTTTCTAAAGTTCTTTTTGACTTACGCCAACGCTCGGCTAATTCATCTGTAGTTAAAAATTGTTTTTCTGCTTTTTCCATATATTCTCCTTAGAACATTTTTATACTATAATATGCACATATATTCAACCGTGAGGTGTGATTATGAGTGAAAAAAAATTGTTAAGTGATTTTGACGACCCATTCAAAGTCCAACAAAATCGTAAACCAGTGTATATAAATAAACATTTAGCACAGGATTTAAAAGAATTTGCCAAAGCAAATGATAAGTGTCCAATAAAAATTGCTGAATATTTAATATGTCTTGGTTTGTATAGTGTTGATAGAAACATTGAAGGCCCAATCAGTTTTGATATAAAAAGTCTTTAGGTTCTAGCAAACTTTCTAAGTGTTCGCCTACCTGGTGAGCTGCCTTAACAGCCTTGTCTTGGTGAATATGTGCATAACGCTCTGTCGTGGCTTGATTTTTATGCCCAAGTAAATTACCCACCTGACTTAAATTAAGGGTCTGTAACCCCCAACTTGCATACGAATGTCGTAAATCATGCAAAGTTAAGTTTTCTAGCTTTAAATCGCTTCTAATACGCTCCCAGAGCCGTCTAGGATTTTTGATAGTAAACAAGTATTCTGAGTCTTTATTAAGATTGTTGATGATTTTTGTAGCTCTTGGAGTCAAATGAATAATCCTATCTTCACCAAATTTATCAGTTTTATGTTCTGTTAAAATTAACATGGTGTCATGTAAGTCTGTCCATTTAGCTTTGGCAAGTTCTCCTTTTCGACAGCCAGTAAGAATTAACAACCAAATAAAATCACAACTTTGTTTTAATTTTTTATCTTGTCCTAAAACTTTTAATTTATCTGCAACTTGTAACAACTCAGTATTAGTTAAATATCTTTTTCTTTTTTGTTCTCTATTTTTTGGTATGTGGGTTGCAGGATTATTTTCTATCAAAGATAAAGTAATTGCTAAATTAAACATAGCTTTAAGCAAACCAAGACATTTATTGGCAGTAGTTTTGGACCTATCGCTAATTTTAAAATGAGTTTCTGCTATCTCACCTCGCACTACTTTATTTACTTTTTTTGCACCTAAGTCTTTTTTAAGATTGCGTTCATATAACCGTACTATCTGTTGAATAGTTTTTACTTCTCTTCTGCTTAAATCTTGCAGGTATAAATTAAAAAGCTCATTTATTTGCATATATTTTCTCGCTGTATTTTTGTGTAGTAAAGAGTAAACAATTTATAAGATTTTTACAAGTTTTAAATTAATTTTCTTTATGCTCGACAATATTTTTACACCACCAATACAACAAATCTTCAGTCAAACTATGTTTTAAAATATTTACTCTGCCACAAACCAATTGAATATTGTTAGGGATATACCAGATATTAGGATTAATTCTATCAATGCTTACATTCAAATCTTTTTTGCCTTGACCATCTTTGTGATAAGTCATGTATAAACCAGTCAAAGCGCATTTGCCTTGTTGTGCGTTCCAAACTGCAATTAAATCTTCAACCTCTATATCAAACACTAATTTTGGATTATCTTTTGTACGAGAAGATTTTAACTGCACATACAAACTTTTTAAGTATGCTTCAGGAGTTTTACTTTTGTTTTTGTTTTGATTGACTCTACGACAAGCGACACAAGTGTTGCGATAAAATTTGCCTTTGGCATTAGTTGATTCAAAAGTTTTTAAAGAAAATGATTTGCCACAACCAATGCACTTTCTTTTATCTTTTGTTTCAGGCATATCATATCCTTTATATAGCTCTGGACATTTTTTATTGTTGCTGATCTTCTTTTTGCATAAATTCAAGTAATTTATTTAAATTTTCTTTTTGATTGTCTGGTATTGCTATTTGAGTAATAGGTGCTGCACCACTTCTCCCTAAAATACCAGGCGTTTGCAGTAACCCCATTGTTGGACTTACTCCAAAAGGTCTTTGATACACTAAATCTGCTAACATAGCTGGGCCAACTAATTGGCTTAAATTTTCAATAGGCCTTTCAAACACTCCAGCAGCTACCAACCTTGATGCTGTTGCTGAGTCTGGAAACGCTCCACCTAAAACATCTTCTGCTAATTCAGCGGTTTTTTGTAATGGCATTTGCCCTTTTAATAATTTTCTTTTTCTTTTTGATTTGTCAGCTTTTCTTAATGCTCGTAAAAGTTGCGCTGGAGTGAATATACCATCTCTTATTGCGCTTTGAGCCATAGCATCTGTAACAGGTATAAGATTTCTATAAACAGTATTTATTTTTTGTAAATCTGAAGCACTTGGGTTTTGTAATTCAATTTCTTCTCTTAATTTATTTTTAAGTTGTTTGAAAACTATACCTATTTCTCCTTCAAAACCGCCTTTTGGTAAAAAATTTCTTTCTAATGAACCAAATTCTGTTTCTACATTTTTTAATTTTTTACCAGATAAAGAATTATCTTTTGCTTGATTAGATATATTTCTTGCAACTTTTTTAACTACAAAATTTTGAGCTTCTTCTGAAAGATCAGATTCCTCTATTATGTCCAACATTTTATTTTCAAGTTGCCCAATTCTTGATATTTTTAATTTTGGTAAAACAGTTGCGTATGCCTTATCTATTTCATTGTCAATAAAATCGTAGGCTTCAAATCCAGCTTTGTTTTTTGGCAATTTAATACCTAATGGAGCTATTGCTTCATTAAGCAAAGCATTGTTTGTTTGAATCAATGCTTTTGTTCTTTCGTTTTGTATTACAGGGCCTATACCTGGATAAGATGTAGAAAATTCCTCTATAGCAGTAAATAGCCTAGATCCAATACTAGGAGTATCTCTAAATGATTGACCAATAGTAGGTGTAACTCCTTTTTTTTGTAATTCTATAGCTTTTTGTGATTTTAATGGAAGTATTTTTTGTGCGCCTTTTGCTAAAGTTCCTGCTGCTAATCCACCAGCAACCCCCCCAACAAGCCTTTCTGATATATCTCCTTCGGTAGCACCAGTTCCATAAATACCGCCTTCTATCGCTGCTCTTGTTCCAGTTCCCAACTTTGCTAAAGCTGTTCTACCTAAACCAGCTAAACCAGTCGTTAATCCACCAGCTATCTCTGCTCCGTATGCAACTACTGGTGCTTTTTCTCTTATTTGCTTTAAACCCTCTCTTGATTCTTTTAAAAATTCATCATAATTTTTTGATTTATCAAAAGTTGATCTTACAAAAGCCTCTGCTTCATCCCCATAACCAAAAAGAACTCCTTGTGCAAGTGATCTGCCAATATTTAACATTGGCGATTCCAATGCTTCTGATTCTTCTTCGTATTCTAATTTTTTTGGAGCAGCCATTATAAAGCTCCTTGTATATCTTCTTCGGTAAGAACTCTAAATTGTTTATTTATACCATCAAAAACAAATTGACCTTTTTTTAAAACTCCGTTTTTTACTTTTTCATCGAACTCATTGTCTGAAGCATAACTTTCATACAGATTTCCTAATTTGTCATCAGCATATTCTCCAAAACCAAGTAAATTTTTATTGTTTCTTAAATATTCATCTGCTAGATTTCCTCTTTTTTTGTTATATTCAAGCAAATTTTCTATTCCAGCAGTAATAACTAAGTTACCTTGAGTGGTTCTTCCTAAATTTGGAACAGCAGACCTAAATAAATCTATTTCTAAATCAGAAGTTGATCCAGAGCCAGGCACTCTCATTCTTGGAACCAAATAATTTGTTGTTGCTTCAAATAGTTCTTGTTGAGTAAAGTTATCTATTGTTTCTTGATCTGCAATCCCTATACTTACAGCAAAATTTCTAAAAGGCATTAAAAATTCTTCAACCCTGCCAGTTTTTAGTCCAGACATTAATTGATCTTTACTAATTTTTATTCTGCCAAGTAATTCTTCGTTGTTTTTTATTTCTTGGTCTATTTCTTTTTTTGTTGCAAAACCAGCTTTAGCGGCTTCTTTT